AGGAAGCTCAAAGATGTTTTGAGTCCGCATTTTCTAAAATTAATAGATGGGGGTGGTTTGAAAAAGAAGAAAGGTATGGTATATTAAGTGAAGACGGAAAATGGGACGCTTTAAATAGATTCAACACGCACCCGAATTTATATCGGTTTGTTTATGAAGAATGTATAAACTCAAACCCAAATTGTTTTACTGATTTTGGTAATCCAATTTATCACAAGAAAAATATAAAAGTGATGTGGGAGTTTTTAATGGAGAATTTTGATTTGTACTTCACAAAAAACATAACACCGAAATATTACAATAAAATATATTATCTATTAAATAAATCTTGGCAAACAGGTAATATAACAACAATCATTGCAGTATCTCACTTGAAAAATGCGTTTCCGAATATTAGTGAGATGAGATACGGATTCGAAGCTGGTGATAAATCAGATATGATGGGAGTGGATATTGAAATTAAGTTAGATAATGATGAGATAAAAAAATTTCAAGTTAAGAGTGGTAGATATACTGATAAAAGTTATGGAGGTATCTATTACGTTAATGGTTCTGCGAATGATTTGAGTTATAAAAATTGTGATTATTACATTTATGGTCAACCTAAGTGGCAAGACACATTATCACAAGTAATAATTTTTAAAAATAGTCCTGATTTAAAGAAGAAGGATAAAAAGACATTACTCGTACCTCAAAAAAACATTATTTATAAAACACAACAATTTATGTCAATACCTGAAAATTTATCTAAACTAATGGAGATATGTGGTAAAAACGATATCGAGTTTAGAATATTAAAAGAAGAGGAAGAAAGTTCAGTTTCATTTAATGAAGAAGAACAAACACTCACAGTTAAATTTATTGGTCCTGATGATTCTACTTTATTAAGTAAGATTCAGAACACAATAAAAACATTAGAAGAGAGATTTAAGTAAGTCCTTACTGAATGTTTCTGAGTATTCTCCGTCACCCATCACTTGGTCGATGATACCTTTTTTCTTCTGTAATATATTGTAAACAATCTTCTCAATAGTGTTCTCAAATATTGGATAATATACGAGGACACTATTTTTTTGCCCGTATCTATATGCTCTATCTTCTGCTTGACTATGATGAGCAGGGACAAATGACAAATCATTCATAATTACAACTTCAGCGGCGGTTAATGTAATACCAACACCACCGGCAACAATGTTAGATATGAATACTTTTACCTTATCATTGTTTTGAAATTTATCTACCGATTCTTGTTTACGTTCTTTAGACATACGACCATCAAGGGTAACCGAATTCTTTTTGTATTTTTCGTGAATCAACTCTAATGATGATGTGAAATTGGTGAATACAATTACTTTCTTTCCTTGTTCAAGACATTTGTCAATAAGTTCACAAGTATATGATACTTTTTCAATTGCAATCAATTGACGAATCTTCATTAAACGATTTAAGGTTACAGTAATACTTTCATTTTCTTTGTTGTCTTTACTGATTCTCATAAACTCCTCTAACTCATCGTCATAGAATGTGTTTTTCAATTCTAAATAAACAGGGGTTACTATTTTTTCAGGTAAATCAAGAATGTCAGTTTTCATTCTTCTTAAAACTAAACTTTTAGTTCTTTCCCTTAGTTCATCTAAATTAGATGCTCCACTAGTGTTCCAAACCTTTCTATTACCAACTCTGAATTGGTATCCCGCACAATATCTACGAACATATGATTGCCAATTAAGTGTTAATGGTGATTCAACAATTTTTAATAGATTAAAATAGTTAATAGGTCTTGATGTCATCGGAGTTCCCGTAAGTAACCAAACCTTTGGTATTTTTTCTAATACGTCATTTAATAATCTTGTCCTTTGAGCAGTATTATTAGATATGTAATGAGCTTCATCTACAATTGCCAAATCAAATCCTGCGTTTACCAATAGTTTGTAATCTTCACTATCTTCACTATTATCTGTGGTATGAAAGTTCTTTAATATATCATAATTTATAATATAATAATCAAAAGTAGAACCCCACTTACGACCTTCAATTAATAAGATTCTTCTATCCGTATAATTTTCAATTTCTCTTTGCCAGTTAATTTTGAGGGACGCCGGACAAACTATCAGAATTTTTCTGGCATTACTTTCTAAAGACGCAATAACCGCGGACGTAGTCTTCCCAAGACCCATATCATCCGCTAAAATAAATTTATCGTTTGCTAATAATTTCTCAATGGCAACTTTTTGATGTTCCATCGGAGCTCTCTTACTATACGGACTATAGTCAATTACTCTATTGAGTTTCTTTTCTTCTTGTAAGATTGCGGCTTTAGGTACCCACATTGCCTGTAGTTTATCCGAATCTAAAACCTTACCCCAAATGTGGTATGCTTTGTCTGTTTCGCAAAGTAATTTCTCGACCCATATTTTTTGTGGGACTGAAACCAAAAATCTTTGCTCCATTATCTTCTCGCCAAACGATTCAACTATTGAAACGTATTTTTTTGCCACCTTTGGTGTAATTGAGTGATATTTTAAAACATAATCGGCCTGTGGCCTTGTAAAACTAAACCCCTTTCCTGTTTGGGATTTAATTTTCCATTCCAATAATTGATTATTGGAACCATCATAATTTTCTAATATTTCTCTTGCCTCTATCTCAGGAATTTTTCTTTCCATATTAAAATATAACAAAATGGATTGTATTATTAAACTATTTATACGTATATGGAAAATAAATTACCCATAAACAGATTATCTAAATTCTTCTCAATAGACGACTTTGACCTCCATATTCAAATGGGTCAGGAGTATCTACACGGAGATTTAAATATGAAATTGGTTCTATATAGAGTAGATAGAGCTAAAACAGATAAGGACGCAGTTTATGCAGAAGTGGGTAAGGATGAGATAAAATATTTCCCTCCTATTGAATTTAATGCGTTAGTTAAAATTGACGAACCTAAAAATAGTTCTTATAAGAATGGAACTCTTAGGTATTTGGAGCCTGGTAATTTACTAATCCAAGTGTATATAAAACACTTAGAAGAATTAAAGATAGATGTTAGATATGGTGATTATATCGCGTATCCTGAATCGGAAGGTCGAGTTAGATATTATAATGTTATTAATGACGGAAAAGTAACATCTGACAATAAACACAATCATTTCGGGTTCAAACCATATTATAGAACAATAACTTGCGCACCTGTTCAGGAAGGTGAATTTAGAGGAGTTTAATTATGCCATTACCAAAAAGAAAAAATAACATATCCATCTACGGACAAAAGGAACTGACAGAAAGGAGACAAGAGTTGTTGGATAGAATAACCAAGTCTGACACTTATCTTCCTGATTCCATTTTACACGATGACCTCGACTTGGGTATGCTTGAATTTATTAAAGATAATTTCAAAGTTGTTTCTGATGGTACAAAAATCCCTATCATTGATAAGATTTTGACAATACAGAGATGGGGTGAGATTTTAAATAATTGGGAGTTTTCTGATGATGATGGGAATATGAAGATTCCATTCATCGCTATTATTCGTAGACCTGATGTTCAGCCAGGTACAAACCCTGTCGTTCAAAGAACTATACCTGATAGACGTACATTCTATTATGCTTCTGTCCCAACTTGGAACGGAACACAAATGGGAGCTGATGTATATAAAATACCTCAACCTGTTGCTATTGATATTAGTTATGAAGTGGTAATTTTATGTAACAAGTTTAGAGACCTTAATAGATTTAATAAGGTAGTTCTTCAAAAGTTCTCATCAAGACAGGCGTACACAACAGTTAAAGGTCACTATATTCCTATTATATTAGATAAAAATGGTGACAACTCACCGATTGATAATATGGATGGTCGTAAATACTATATGCAAACTTACGATTTTACTATGTTAGGGTTTTTAATCGATTCGGAAGAATTTGAAGTGAAGCCCGCGGTTAGTAGAATGTTTTTACTTACTGAGTTTATAGGTACAAAACCATTTGAAAAGAAATTCTTTAACAAATCTATTGAAACAACGACCGTAAAATTTATTGCGGATGGAATGCAAACCACATTTAGTGTGGGAGAGTCTATTGGATTTTTATTTTCAGTAGCAATTAACGGATTAGTTCAGGAAAGGGATGTTGATTATTTCCATATTGCAGGTACGTCCAAAATAACATTCGCAGAACCTCCAATGGAAGGTTGGGAAATCACCGTTTCATACTATGCGGGTAGAAATAGTGTCTTTATTGACAGTTATGGTAAACCTTTATTTTTGGAATCTGAGTATTTTGTGTACGATGGTAGTACATTAACGTTCACACTCCTAAATAAAATAGATAGTATCATCAATGTTACTATCAACGGTCTTATAGATGAGGAAGGTGCGGGTTTCGCAGTGTCGGGTGATGATGAGATAACTTTACTTTCGGCTCCTGTTTTAGGTTCTAATATAGGTGTTACCTATATACGTTAATCTTCCCCGTATAGGTCCTTCTTTTTAGGTTTACAAAATTCATCAATCCATTTTTCTAAAACTTTGTAGATTTTTAAACCATTTTTCTCACAGTATTTTTTTAACATTTCGTGATGTTTTTCACTGATTTTTACATTTTTTGATTTGTTTTCCATACTAAAGATATATTAAGATATAAAAAGATAAATAACTATCTTTTTTGAAAAAAGTACGGAAATCTTTGCTAAAAACAAAGATATTTATTGAATAAGTAATAAATTATTTTAACCAAACAACAATCAATGGCAAATTCAAACAAAGTATTCGTATCTCCGGGTGTGTACACATCAGAGAAGGATTTAACATTTGTTGCACAGAGTGTCGGAGTAACAACATTGGGTTTAGCAGGTGAAACCTTAAAAGGTCCAGCAGAAGAACCCGTTTTGATTACCAATTTTGACGAATTCAAAACTTATTTCGGCCCAACATCTCCAGAAAAATTTGGAAATGGGAATCCGAAATACGAATTGGCATATGTAGCAAAGGCTTATTTACAAGAATCAAATCAACTATTCGTAACAAGAGTACTTGGACTTACGGGTTACAAACCCAATAAAACATTTGGTATCAAAACTATCGCAGGTGTAACCTTCGATTCAGATTCAACTCCTGTTGAAACTAGTGGTACTTTAATCTCTACCGTTACAGGTGTAACAGGTAGTACATTCTTCGCTGACTTATCAGGAAAAACTGCAACAACAGGAGATAGTGTTACTGATTTCATCGTAGAGGGAGTGTATTCTAATAATGAGTGGTTTACAATTGGTTTAGTACCTGAAGATGACACCGCTTTATTATCTGGCGACCAAATTGCAGGACCTATCGGTTCATACACTAACCAAAATTGGTATAACTATTTCTACACAACTACTGGTGGTGGAACTGTGAACGGTTTATATTCATATTTGTTTGTATACTCAGCAGCAACATCAACTTTTGTTGTAACAAGATACAATTACACAGGTGCAACCACAAATAATTTTGGTGACATTACCGTAGCGGCTTTAAGACCAAGAGGTTCTTATTCAACTGAAGTGTTGAACTTAGAAACAACCGCAAATTCTGCTTTCATTGTTACATCAGATACGTTAACAACCAATCCACTGAGTGAATTTACAATTAACGTTACAGGCGCAACAAGTGGAGCTAAAGAATTTACTTGTTCATTAGATACAACATCATCAAAATACATTACTAAGGTAATTGGATTGGATGTGTTCGATAAGAAAGCGGACGAAATCCCTGTTTATGTTCACGAAGTATACCCTACTTTAATTAAGAAGTTATGGGAAAGAGGTGAAATACGTGGTTTAAGTCTTTCTGAGGTATATCATTCAGTTGGTGAAGATTTCTTAACTGATTGGGATACACCGGCATCACCAATGGTAGTTTCTGAAGTTCGTGGTGGTAAAGTATCTGACTTATTCCAAGTGTTTACCGTATCAGATGGTAACTCAGCGAATACTGAAGTTAAAATTACTATTCTAAATGTGGACTTAGACTCTACTGAATTTGATGTACTTGTTCGTGATTTCAATGATACTGACGATAATATGGTAGTATTAGAGAAATTTACAAGATGTACTATGGATTCAACTTTACCAGGCTACGTAGCAAGAAAAATTGGTACTGTAGATGGTGAATATGAATTACGTTCTAAGTATATTATGTTAACAATGGCGGAAGAACATCCTGAAGATGCAATTCCTGCAGGATTTAAAGGTTTTGTTACTGATTCATTATCAGGAACTACCTTGGGTGATGTTAAATACAAAACATCATTCTTGGAAGCTGGTGAGGCAACAGGAACATTCACTACATCAGGAGAACCCGTTTTAGCCGCACAAGCTGACAAATTCAAGAAAGTATCATTAGGTATCTCATCTCAAATAGGTCTTGATACCGATTTATTAAAATATAAGGGTAAAAATCCTGACAAAGTAACCGTAGGATTCCACTTATCAACAAACGCATCAAGTATTACAGGTAATACAATTACAGGTAAAGCATTTGAATGTACTCCATATGATTTGGAAGGTGTAACTAAGGGTAAGTTAGAATCTATTAACTTCCGTAAGTTTACTTTCGCAGTATGTGGTGGTTTTGATGGTTGGGATATCTACAGAAGTTCAAGAACTAACACTGACGGATATGTTTTTGGTAAAAGAACATATGTAAGTGGTCACACATTAAACGGAGGTGTGTTCAGTGTAACTTCAGGAAACTCAGACTATTACGCTTACTTAAGAGGTATTGAATCGTACTCAAACCCTGAGGCGGTAGATATTAACATATTTGCAACACCAGGTATTAACTTTAAGGACCACAATTCTTTGGTTACACAGGCGATTGATATAATTGAAAACGATAGAGCTGACTCTCTTTATATTATAAACGCTCCAAATGTATCAACTTCAGATGAAATTGTTGATGATTTGGATATGGCGAATTTGGATACCAACTATTCAGCAACCTATTGGCCTTGGATTCAAGTTAGAGATAATGATAACTCTACCCAACTTTGGTTACCACCAACAGGAGAAGTAGTGAAGAACATCGCTTTAACTGATAATGTGTCTTATCCTTGGTTCGCAGTAGCAGGTTATTCAAGAGGTTTAGTAAACTCTATCAAAGCTTATAAGAAGTTAACTCTTGATGAAAGAGATACATTATATAAGAACAGAATTAACCCAATTGCAACTTTCTCTGACACTGGTACTATTATTTGGGGTAACAAAACCCTTCAGGTTAGAGAATCTGCACTTGATAGAATCAACGTAAGAAGATTGTTATTAAGAGCAAGAAAGTTAATTTCAGCAGTTGCTGTAAGATTGTTGTTCGAACAAAACGATGAACAAGTAAGACAAGAGTTCTTAAGATTGGTAAATCCAATTTTAGAAGCAATTAAAAAGGAAAGAGGTTTATATGACTTCCGTGTAACAGTATCAAATGACCCAGAGGACATTGATGCAAATACACTTAGAGGTAAAATTTACATCAAACCTACTCGCTCACTTGAATTTATCGATGTTGAATTCATTATTACACCAACAGGTGCTTCATTTGAAAACATCTAATCTAAAAGGAGATAAAACAAAGAAGGGGTTCCGAAAGGACCCCTTTTTTTATGTAGACACCATTATGGTGGAATAGAAATGTTCCACGGGGAACCAAAATCTATAAAAATAATATTATTTTATTTTACCCAGTATTATACTAGTATATTCTAGTACTAGTTTTCTAGTATTTATTATTAATATTATTCATTCTAGTTCTTTTATCTGGTGCTCTAGGAAAAAATACGAAAAAAAATTGAGAAAAACAAGCTTGACACAATAATTAACCTAAAAAAATTATTTTCCGATTTCAACATATTTATAGGAAAGTAATAATTAAAAACTTAACAAATACAAAATGGCAGATTTATTAATGAAAATGCCGGTTCCTTACGAACCGAAAAGACAAAACCGATTCATTTTAAGATTCCCTTCATCATTGGGTATCAATGAATGGTACGTAACATCAGCGTCTAGACCTAAGGCTACGATTGCTGAAACAGAAATTCCGTTTTTAAATACATCAACATACGTTGCGGGTAGATTCAAATGGGAATCTATAACAGTTAAATTTAAAGACCCAATTGGTCCATCAGCTGCTCAAGCATTAATGGAGTGGTTCCGTTTACACGCGGAATCAGTAACAGGTCGTATGGGATATGCTGCTGGTTATAAAAAAGATATTGAACTTGAAATGTTAGACCCAACAGGTGTTGTGGTTGAAAAATGGATTCTTCAAGGTACATTCTTATCAGGTTTGGATTTTGGTACATTAGACTATAGCCAAGATGCATTAGCTGATATCACCGCAACAATGAGAATGGATAGATGTATCCTTGTATACTAATATTCCAAATAAACATATAATCTGTCTTAAAGGGGTCGATTTCGACTCCTTTATTTTTTGCCTAAACTTTACTTTATCATAGTTATTGTATAATATTAATACTATGGAAGAATTAAGAATTGACCCAACTATTGCGTACGATGTTGTGGAGTTACCAAGTAAAGGTATTTACTACTCAACACAAAAAAAATCACTAAGAATTGCTTATTTAACAGCGGCAGATGAAAATATTCTAGCTTCACCAAATTTAATTCAAACAAATTCTTTGGTTACTGAATTATTGAAAAGAAAAATCTTAGATAAAGATTTTGATGTTGATGATATGGTCGAGGAGGATAGACAAGCAGTATTAATTTTTTTAAGAAATACTGCATTTGGTTCTGAATATAAAATGATTGTAACAGACCCAAAAACAGATAAGGAATTTACTTTTATGGCGGATTTATCGACACTTAAAATCAAAGATTTTAAATTAGAACCCGACAGTAATGGTGAATACAAATATCTAATGAAAAAATCTAATGTTGATATCACCTTCAAATTTTTAACTAAGAAAAATGAATTAGAAATCGATAAAATAAGGGATAGTTGGAATGGAAATGGTGTTGCACCAATTATAACAAAACAACTTGAATTTATGATTAAATCGGTTGCAGGTAACAAAGACCCTATGAATATAAGAAATTTCATTGAAAGGTTACCAATCAAAGATTCTCAAGATTTTAGAAAATACATTCAAGAAAATAAACCAGCATTAGATTTAACACAAAAAATTATGACCCCTTCAGGAGAAGAAATCCAAGTTGAAATTGGGTTTGGGGTAGAATTTTTTCGCCCTTTCTACGGAATATAGGAAAGGAATGCTCGATGAGATTCTCTATCTCGTCAGAAGAGGTTTTTCATACAATGACATATTAACTATGCCTGTTTATGTAAGAAGATATTATATCAATTACATAATGGAAATAGAAAGTCCGAATTAATCTATTTATAGGTATGGCGAATATGGTTGATTATAGTAAATTCCCAAGTAACTTAGATTGGGCCTCATTCCAAATTGAATACCAAAAAGCATTTTCAAGAGTGAATGGAGGTAAAACATTGGACCTTAACGATAAAACCGTTATGGAACAGATGAAAAGTGCATTTGCGGGATACCAATCAACCGCCCCAAGTGCGGGTTCAACTACAACCACAAAAACAACAACTAGTTCTGGAGGTATTGTAGGTGGAATTGTTGCGGGTATGAAAGAAATGGGCGTCGACCAATCAAATAGAGGCTTCGATACAAGGGAACGAATAGGGATTGAAACTTCAAGCCAAAATCAATACTGAAACAGGACTAACAGGAGAATTATCCGAAAGTCTTAGAAGTTCAATTACCGAAGCGTATCCTGCAGCGGTAAGATTGGGTTATTCATTCGAAGATATTTCATCTGCAATATCAAGTATGACTGCGGATTTAGGAAGATTTAGACTTCTTAATGAAGAAACTATGACCGATGTTGCAATGACAAGTAGAGTTTACTTTGACTCTATGGAAGAAGGTGGTCGAGCAGCAAACTCGTTTCAAGACGTTTCAGTTGGAGCTAGAGATGCAATGTTAACAATACAAAAGGCGGGAAAATCATCATTAGAATTAGGTTTAAACGCAAAAACAACATCAAAAGACTTAGTTGCAAATATTGGTAAGTTAAACGAATATGGATTTAATAAGGGAGTTGATGGTTTAAATCAAATGGTTCAAAAATCAATATCTCTTAGAATGAATATGCAAAGTGTATTCACAATAGCGGAAAAAGTTATGGACCCTGAAGGTGCGTTATCAATGGCAGCAGGATTACAAGCAATTGGTGGAGCATTTGGAACATTTAGTGACCCTATAAAAATGATGTATGATGCAACAAACAATGTTGAAGACTTACAAAATTCATTAATTGGTGCTGCTGAAAGTTTAGCAACATACAATTCAGAACAAGGTAGATTTGAAGTATCAGGAGCAAACTTAAGAAGAGCACGAGCATTAGCTAAAGAATTAGGTGTAGATTATAATGAACTTACAAAAATTGCCGTGAACGCAGCTCAGAGAACATCTGCAGCTGCTGATATGATGGCGAATGGTTTAACATTTAAAAATGAAGAAGATAAGGAGTTTTTAACGAATCTTGCACAAATGAAAGACGGCAAGATGTCTATTGAAATTCCAAAAAATTTACAAAAAGAATTTGCAGGCGCAACATCTGTTGCATTAGAAGATATGACATCTAAACAATCTGAAACACTATTAAAATTCAGAGAAGAGTTTCAAGAAATGTCAACCGAAGATATTGCAAAAAAACAAGTAAGTTTAGTTGAAAATATTAATAGAGATGTAAA